GCAGTTGAAGTAGCTGAGACCCAAGTCAAAGCAATGGAGCAAGTAAACGAGATGTACGCTGCTAAGATGATTGCCAATGGTATTGATACCACAGTTGTAGAAGTTAAGGTTACAGGACCAGCATATGACGCTTACCTCAATTACGTTGAGGAAGGCGGTAAAGAAGAGTTCGACTATTTTAGAATGTACCTATGGCAACAAAAGTAAAATCAACCAAGGAAATTGCTAAGTGGAAACCAAAGGCATCTACTAAGAGACCAGGAGTTGTTTCTAAGAAAAAGAACAGCTCCTTGAAGACTAGTAAGAATTATCGTAAAGCATACAGAGGTCAAGGATGAGCACAGCAGTAAAAACTAACCCTTCTTTGTGGGCCTCAGCCAAATCACAGGCAAAGGCAAAAATGGGTGGTAAGCACAGCGCAAGGGCTATGCAGTTAGCCACTAAGATTTACAAATCAAAAGGTGGAGGTTACTCTGGTGCAAAGAGTTCATCAAACAAATTAAGCAAGTGGGGAGATCAAAAGTGGAGAACCTCAGATGGAACTAAGTCAGAAGGTAAGAAAAGATACCTACCGGACAAGGCGTGGAAGTCATTGAGTGCTGGAGAAAAAAGTGCAACAAATAGAGCTAAGTCAGCAGGGTTAAAAGCAGGCAAGCAATTTGTAGCACAGCCCAAAGCTATAGCAAAGAAAACAGCCAAGTTCAGAAAATGATACAAGGATTCCTATTCGGGTTATTATTTGTTACCTTTACAATAGGAATATCCTACCTTATAGGAGAAATAATTGAAAGAAGAGATGCCAAAAAATAAAATAGTTGGAAAGAACACAGCCCCTGCTTCAAACAAAGCAACAGGGAGAAAGTATACCAATCAAAAGGCGTACAATGCTCGCCCTGATCAAGTTAAATATCGTCAAGAATTGAATGGCGAGGCTCGTAAGAGAGGCATTTATGGCAAGAGACACGCTGCTGGCAAGGACTTATCTCATACCAAATCAGGCAAAATGATTTTGGAAAGCAGTACGAAGAATCGTGCTCGCAATGGTCGTAACGGAAAGACTACAAAAAAGTAAAATTTAATTTGCATTATCGTTGGGGCTCAGATTATCTTTGTAGCCCTTATGAAGAATTTAATAGCACAAGCACACGGAACAGCCAAAGAAAAAGGCTTTTGGGACACAGAACGAAATGTGTCAGAAATGTTGATGTTAATCGTCAGCGAAGTAGCAGAAGCCCAAGAGGCACTGCGTAAGAATCACTACGCCAACCAAGAAGTTGTAAACTCATTAGCTCAGGATCTTGAGTTAGACAAAACAGACGAGGAGTTCTTATTGAAGACACTCGTATGGAAGGGTAAATTTGAAGACAATATCAAATCTACTTTCCAAGATGAAATCGCAGATGTAGCCATTCGTTTGTTTGATTTGTGTGGAGGTATGGGTATCGACCTCGAAAAGCACATCGAGATGAAGATGAAGTACAATTCTATGCGAGGATACAAACACGGAAAGGCATTCTAATATGGAACTGAATCACGAAATACTATCGGAAATCGTTGTATGGAGCAAGTATGCTAAATACGATGAGCCTGTTCAAAGAAGAGAAATCTGGAAAGAGATTGTGGATCGCAATATGCATATGCACATTCGTAAGTTTCCCAAATTAGAAAAAGAAATTAGATACGCCTATACATTTGTTTATGATAAAAAAAACCTCCCTTCTATGCGATCTCTTCAATTTGCTGGTAAGCCTATTGAAGTTAATAACGCACGTCTTTTTAATTGTAGTTATCTGCATATTGATGATTATCGAGCATTTAATGAGACCATGTTCCTTCTTCTTTCTGGAACTGGTGTTGGGTATTCAGTCAGCAACAACCACATTGCTAAACTACCTGCGATTACAAAACCAAAAAAGCAAAGAAGATATCTAATCCCCGACAACATCGAAGGATGGGCTGATGCAGTAAAGGTATTGATGAAGTCTTATTTCGGTCTCAGCACTTGGAAACCCAATTTTGATTTCCGTTCTATTCGTGCAAAGGGAGAGAGATTGATTACAAGCGGTGGAGTAGCACCAGGACCAGAGCCTTTGAAGGTTTGCTTGGCCCACATTGAAGCAATCCTCGAACGCAAACAAGATGGTGAACAACTATCATCCTTAGAGTGCCACGATATCCTATGTCATATTGCAAATGCAGTATTGGCTGGTGGTATCCGTAGGTCTGCAATGATTGCTCTGTTCGATCACGATGATGAGGAGATGCTTACTTGCAAATTCGGTAAGTGGTACGAAACAAATCCTCAGCGTGGTCGTGCGAATAATAGTGCGAAATTGCTCCGTGGTAAGATTGACAAGGGTCAATTCTTGAGTTTGTGGAAGAAGGTTGAAGCAAGTAATTCGGGTGAGCCTGGTTTCTTCTTTACAAACGATTTGGAACTTGGAACGAATCCTTGCGCTGAGATCAGTTTGAACTCATTCCAATTCTGTAATCTAGTGGAGATCAATGCATCTGACTTGAAAGATCAGCACGATTTTGAGGAGAGAACAGCGGCTGCTGCCTTTATTGGAACACTCCAAGCATCTTACACAGACTTCCATTATCTGAGACCCGAATGGAAAGAAGTAACTGAAAGAGAAGCCCTATTGGGAATCGGAATGACTGGTGTTGCATCGGGTGCAGTTCTTAATTTGGATATGCCAGAAGCTGCCGAAATGGCTTACAGGACCAATAAGATGGTTGCTGAAGAAATCGGAATCAATCCTTCTGCTCGTATCACCACAATCAAACCATCAGGAACCTCCTCAATCGTTTTAGGATGCTCATCTGGTGTTCACCCTTGGCATTCAGAATACTACATCCGCAGAATGAAGGTTGGTAAGACTGAGGCCCTTTACACTTACTTGCTAATCAATCACCCCGAATTGCTAGAGGATAGCATTTACAATTCTGCTGAGGCGTATGTATGTGTTCCAATCGCTGCTCCTAAAGGATCGATTACTAGGCACTCTGAGAGCGCAATTCAGTTCTTGGAAAGGGTGAAGTTGCTCCACGAGAAATGGATCAAACCTGGCCACGTTTATGGTGAGAATACGCACAATGTTTCAGCCAGCGTGACTATGAAACCAAATGAATGGGGAATCGTTGGAGAATGGTTGTGGGAGAATCAGAATCACTACAATGGTCTCTCCTTTATGCCACAAGATTTAGGTTCATATAAGCAGACTCCTTTTGAGGATATTGATGAGGCTACCTACCTTGAGTTATCTAAGGTGGTGAGCAAGATTAATGTCGCAAATATTGTAGAAATTAGCGACAACACAAGCCTACTAGGCGAGGCTGCTTGCGCTGGCGGTGCTTGTGAAATTTCATAAGTAAAAAGTCAAGTTTTTTGTAATAAAAACCGGACAAATTCGGAAAAATGCCGAGAAGACCCACATTATTTAACAGTAGTGTGGGTTTTTTCATACATTAATGTATCTAAATGCATATAATGACGGATTTCTCATACAAATTATACCCGAACGCATATAATGTGTCTTATATGGCTCATTTTCGTACCCTTTTGGGTGTCTTAAAGCTCATTATTGCACCATAATTGCACATTATAATGGTTAAATGATCCCAAAATTGCACAAATTGCACAATATATTGGTTATTTTTCACAAATTTGGCATTTAAGAGTTTTTTGCATAAATTTGCTGTGATTCATATTTATGTTTGCTTAAATGTTAGTTTAGGGTTTAAGGGGTGGCTTTGGCTGCCTCTTTTACTAAAAAGCCCACCGAAAACAATTGACTTGTGTTATCTGGAGGAAACTCAAATCGGATAACGACCCTGTAAAATGGGTGAAATGTTTCTTTCCTGCTCCCACAACGACAAGGAATTTAGAAATGGTATTTAAGTATTTAAATACTAATAAACAAAGAATTAATTGGTGGGCTTTTAACTTTTAGGTTTACAATTTATGGTTTATAGTAAACCTATAGGTTTACAACTTACATTTGTACTATGAAACAAATAATATTTATCGCAATGTGCATTACGGTAATTTCGTGTGGGTCTCCGAAGAAGAGATACGATAGACTGATACGCAAATATCCGTATTTAGTCGAAACTGATACGGTAATCGTAAAGGATACCATAATTAAAGAAACTAGAGTGCCAGTACCTGAGTACAAAGATTCATTCATTATCACCCACGATACAATAATCGAGACTGAGAAATTGATTATTGAAAGGAGAGGAGACTTCTTTGGTATAACGATTAAACCAGATACAATTACATTCCGGGATACTATTCCTTACGAAGTAAAAGTAGCTGGAAAAATAGTTAACAAAGAAGTAATCAACTGGTGGTATATTGCGATGTCCTTTATCGGGGGACTTTTAATTGCTCTATACCTAAGAAAATGAAGTTTAACCAAGAATCTTTCGATGAGAACGATGGCATAGGCAGACAATTACTCACTGCATTCCTAAAGAAAAAGTGTCACAATGTTTCGAATAATAGTGACAAGTACGGTATAGATTTGGTCTCAGAAAAGGACGGAGTAGAATACAAATGGGAGGTGGAGATGAAGAGCAGAAGGCCTTGGACTTGTATGGGGGACTTTGCATTTAAGTCTGTCTCCTTCCTCAATAGAAAGGCCAAGTGGAAAGATACTCAGTTCTGGTATGTAATAATCTGTTCTGAAACACGAGCAGCCTTGTTCTGTAGATCAGACATAGTTTTTGACGAGCAATACAAAGAGAAGTTGTATATCAATACGTCTCAAAGGAAAGGAACAGATGAATTTTATAGAGTTCCAAAAGAATTATGTATATTTGTCCCACCAAACGAATTCATAGATGAAAGATAACGTAAACCCTTCACATTACAAGCAAGGTAAAGTAGAATGCATTGATGCAATCGAAGCCGCTACAATTAACAAGAAAGGCTTGGCTGCCGTATGTACTGCCAATGTATTTAAGTACTTATGGCGTTGCGAATCTAAGGGTGGTGTAGAGGATATGAAAAAAGCTCAATGGTATTTGAATAAGATGATTGAACAATACGATCAGAAGGAGTAAATTGTGAAAATTTACTGGACATATAGCAGAATAAATTTAAAGCCTTCAGAGGTTTTTAAACACGAGCAAGCAAAGGTTCGTTTCTCATCTGATTCAACTCATATCGGAGGTTTAGAAAGAATACCAATACTAACTCATTGCATTAGTAGAGAAGGTTATTTGCACGCTATTAATTATTGTCCAGGGCAAGAGGTACATTTGGCTGTGATTGGAGGATTAGATACGGATTGTAGATACAAAAATACAGCAACAACAGAACAACTCCTGACGCTTGGAAATATCGTCAGATTTTATATGTCATTGGGGGAAACAATACAAGAAGGAGATTTATCTAATTTTGATTTAATACAATGGCTAAAAGCAATAAACAAGTAATCGAACGTGAAGTCAAAGAACTTCAGAAGTTAATCTCGTGGTGTGAGTATTATTCCGCCATCGACAATCCAATCGAAGCAAACAAAGCCCAAAAAGAAATTGAAGACCAAAAACGAAAAATCGCAGAACTTAGAAAAGCTTTGGGAATTTCTCACGGAAAATAAATTAAGTGAGGAAGATGCGATTGACCGCTTAAAATTACAAGATTTCGATCCTGCTAAAGATTTTTATGCAACTTTGGTCTCAGCATCCAAACAATTAATGAGTAGTGTCAAAGATAAGACTCTCGACCTTGATGATTCATATCAGAAGGGTTTGTTTCAATTGCTACAAGCAGGAGATAAGATAAACAAGTCTCTCAAATTGGCAAAGTTAGAAGCATATCCTGAAGATGATGTCGTAGAGGATGAGGCATCTTTTTTAGATCGTCAATCCCCCCGTAGATAATGAAGGCATCTAAGTTTGAGTACGATACTTGGGCAGCGAAACATCTTCTGAGCCCCAATGCTACTGCCAAAGAGAAAGACTTATGGTGGGGTAAAGAGAAGGAATTTTGGGTAGAAGGTCGTTTTGATTTGGCTGGTCCTCACTATTATGCACTGACCCAAGGATGGGTAAAAGACGCCAGAGGTTACAAAAAAAGACCGATTTGGCGAGATATAGATGATTTAATCTATGCTGGTTACCTTGATGCTAAGAAGACAAATCACGATTTGTTTGTGACTAAGAGACGTGAGGTCGGTCTATCTTTTATCTTCGGAGGAATCATTCCAATGTGGATTGCAATGACCAACCCCGGCTCTACATCTCTCATCACATCGGCAGATAAAAAACGTCTTGAGGCTTTGTTCAAGGACAAGACTCGTGTAGTATATGATGAGTTTGATGAATATGCCCGTCCTGGCATCGTATCGACACGTCAGGAAGGTTATCTCCACTTGGGACGCAGAGATGCTAAGAGTGGTCGTGTTACGGGCTTAGACTCGCAGATTATCACCAAGGAGACCGTTGATACACCCACAGCATTCGAGGCATATCGTGCAATGCACATTTTTATTGACGAGTGTATGCTCCATCCTAAGGCTGACAAGGTTTACAAATCAGCACAGGCGAGTACCAAATCGGGCTTCGTAAAGGTGGCCCCGATTGTGATTGGAGGAAGTGCCGGTGAGGCTACATCAATTGGCCAGAAGTTAGCCAAAACTTTGTGGGATAATGCCGAAGCATTGAAGATTCTAACCATCTTTCTCCCTGGTAATCAAGGGATTATGGAAGCACCCGAATTAGACATAAATGGTAAGGAAACTGGCAAAATTCTAAACTTTTGTCCTAACGGTCACAGCGATGAGAAGGCAGCGACTGAATGGATTATGCAGACTAGAGATGTGCTTGACAGAATGGAGGACAAATCCTATCTGAACTCTTTCATCAAGCAGTACCCCTTGGACATCCAAGAGGTGTTTTCTGTAAGTGGGCACGGTTCGTTTCCCAAACACATTATGAACAAATTGGATACGCAAGAGCGAATCATTCTTGTCAGCCGTCCACCGATTGATCGTTCTTTTTTACATCGTGACCACTCAGGGGAAATTGTCAAAAGGCCAGATTTATCTAGCCCTATGTATTTCTTAGAAGATCCTAATCCAAACCATACTTACATTGCCGGGATTGACCCGATTCCATACAACTCAAAGAATATGGGCGATGGTTCTAAACAGGGCATTGTAATCAAAGATTTAGATACCAATAGGTATGTTGCACATTATTCGGAAAGGGACTCAGATCCTGATGCAATCGTGAACAATATGGTATTATTGCAGGAATACTACAACAATGCCGTGGCGATGATTGAAATTAACCGTGGTGGTGTAACTAAGGAGAAGTATAAGCAGATGGGCAAGACCAATCTGCTAGCAAAGAAACCTGTGTTCTTAGGCAAAGGATTCTGGAAGGACGATGACTCCATTGGTTACTATAAAAACGATATCACAGCAGAACGTGGTAATAGTTATCTGACTGACTATATCAATGGTTTCTGTGATGAAATTTGGTTCTTGGATATTATTCAAGAACTTAAGAACTACTTGATTGAGAATACGGATTTAGCAGATGCTATGGTGGCCTGTGAGATTTTTCACAAGAACATCATCAAGAAGTATGAAAAGGCAAAGCCCGTTGAAACAACGACCAAAGAAATACCGATGTTAGAGTATCACAATGGTCGCTATGTACGGGTTTGGAAGCAAGTCAAGGTTTAAAACAATTGAAGCTGCGTTGGCTCAATCAATTCAATCAGTTTGTTGCACTCGTTTATGAAGAAATTCATATTCAAATTGTTGAGGTCAAACTCCTCTAATTTATTATAGGGAAAGGTTTGATATCCTTCGCACAGATGGTGCTCTCTACCATCCTTGTTAATCTTCATTGACACACCACCTTTATTCACGGGCAAGAAGCGATAGATTTTACCAAATTCTAATCGTTTCTCATCCATACCATCAAGGTAAATGAATTCAACGTGCCATCCTTTGGAGGCTTTGTAACGACCGCAGAAGTCTAATAGGTTAGTATGATTGCGAAGTGTCTGTTCAACAGGCGTACCATTCACGAAATACTCTCGTACTGCCAGCGGTACAACCATATAGGAGTTATCCTTGTGCCAATCCTTTTTAGTTTCAAACGCACCCTTCTCTTTGATTTTACCATCCTCACCTACAGCAATGTAGTTGTTTACATCCCGGATAATCATAGAAGAATAGTTGGCATATTCCAATTGTAATTTGGTCACTTCTTCCCACTCTTCACAGATTTTTACAATGTCATCTTGTAACAAATAGTTATAAAAAATTGTTACACCATCTGTGTTTACTTGCAGTAGGGATGCACCTTTCTCAACAAGTCGCTCAACCAACATTGTCAGAAGCAGTTGACCATTCACAGTGACCGCAAAGAATACATTCGGATCGTAGAAACACGATACATCTGAGCCCGTCTTACCAAATAAACCATTCAGTGCCAACTTGAGTGCATCTGAGGTCAATTTATCGCCTTCCTTTTGTGCTTTCACCCTCTCTTGGAAAATATCGGAGTAAACCTTAACGAAGGTATTCTGATCCATCTGTTTAGGATGCAGGCGATTCTGAATAAAGAGGTTAGGGTAGTACGACTTCACATCGATATCAAGTATGCCGTGTGTTTCAGTCTTTTTGTACACACCTGGGTTCACACAGCCGTGAATACCCCCAACACCATAATCAATACGAATATTGTCGTGCTGTACGCTGAATGAAAATGATTTCTTCTGCTGTGCGATTCTCTGCACCCGAATATTGTTGTCCTTAAACTTTTGGTACAATTCATTGGTTGACAGGCGAGTGTTCATATTCTCCACAAAGTTCTTGAGGAAGGTCGATGAGGATACGGTCTCTTGCATCAAGCGGAGCAATTTCTGAAACTTTGGGTCTCGGAACTTAACGTAAGGAAAGATAATCTCTTTTAGGGCCACATCAGTCCTCTTACCACGGATTTGTGTTAATTCAGAGATAGGCATATCCATCGCCTTAGATAAGTACTT